CATTTTTGTATTTTTACCAGATGATATTGTAGGATAAACTGAACTAAAGAAAGACTCAGCAATATTTGTAGGTACGAAAGCAAACTCGTCAAGGAATATTATGTTATATGAACCACCTCGAATGGCACTTGAAGATGTAGCAGCCGCCACAATAGTTGATTTGTTTTCTAATTCTATATTACCTTTGTTCCAGTTTATAACACCTTGTTGCATCCACTTCGGTAAATTTTCATAAGCCAATTGTAATCTACTTAATATATCTCTAGCAGTAGATGATTTGTTAGCAAGTAAGGCTATATTTGAGTTTGGATTGAATAAGGCAAAATGTAAAAGATACGAAATGGTTGTTGTTGATTTACCTGACTGTCTTGGTAATTTACATATTGTAAATCTATTGTTATGTATTGTTTCAACAATTTTCTTTTGAAAGTCATACATCTTAAAAGGTACAAGTCCTTCATCAAGCGAAACAATCCTAATATAATTTTCCATAAAATATAATGGATCATCAGCACACTTTTGATACTCCACAATTTGTTCTTGTGTGTACTCAACAGGTGTGTTAACCTTTTTAAGATTTGGATTTCCTAAGTATGCATCACTCATTAACAATTGCCTCTATGTGAGTATATCCTAATTGTAATGCTCTGGTAATTCTTTGATTACCTTTTTGAACACTATACTCTTTTTCTTTATATCTAACTCCTAAAGCACCAAATCTAGGAGTTGAAATTATTTTATGTTTTATAACCTCTATAGGTTGTTCCATAATATCAGTTATAGTGTCAACACCTTGATCTAATTTAGCATTATATTTTTCATAATGCTTATTATAAACTAAATCACTTATCTTTAATGTCGTCTTTTTCGGGTGTAATATTTTTGCTTTTAATATTTTCATCTTTTTTCAACATTTTTTGTAACTCGGCTGTAGAGCCTACAAAAAGAGCATTTTTAATTTGTGGATTTGCTGACTTTGGTAATTCTTTTAAATCTTTTAATTTTTTTTGTAAGTCTTGTAATTTATCAACGGTATCAGCAACATTTTTAATTAAAGCACCTGCTACCTCATAAGCTCTAGGGTGTTGGCCTTCTCTAGCTACATCAAGTATTCCTTCTATAGCTTCTTGTCCTCTTTCAATCAAATTATAGTAATTTTCTCTACTGTATTTGTAATCATTATCAACATCAGGAGATTCCTTATCTTCTTTTCTAGGAACTAAAGGTTTAAATTCTTTTGTTTCTTTAGGTTCTTTTTTTTCGATACCTAGTATCTCATTAACCTTTTCTTCGAGTTTGCTCATAATTATTCATCATTATCAGTTGTTGGATTATATTTTTTACCATCGCTGTAAAAATTTATAGTTGTTGTAAATCCAAAATCATCATCCGCATCAGCTGATGTAGGATTTGGTACCACGATAATTCTTTCCTCTCTTTTTGCTGTACTTGTATTTGTATCTGTATATAAGTCAGACTGAGTTTGTTTAATAACTTTTTGAGTTTGTGCTGGTCCAAATAAGTATGTTTTAGCAGTAAACCCTAAAGTATATATAACGGCTCTACGAGTAGTATAATCTCCATTATAAGAGTCATCATAAGTTACATTGTTTAAAACGATAGGCACATCTCTTTTTATGTTTAATTCGGGTATCGCATTGACAGTAACCGTATAATCTGGTTGAAAGAAAGGTAGTATTTGTTCTACGATTTGTAATCCAGATTCGGCAGTTGCTGTGTATATATTTAAATTATAAGAAATATTATAAGGTACAGGCATATAATTATAATCTAATATTTTACCCTCAGCACCTGTTTTTACTGATTTAAATTTTTGAACACGATTTAATTTTCTACTTGGATCATAAGCAATTGTTGAGATTTCAAAAGACATACGAGGTAAAGTAATTGCCATTTCTCTTTCATCTAAATTTGGTTGTTGATCTAGTCTTGTTAAAAACTTTTCTTTTGGAGCATATGCTAAAGGAACAGCTATAGATTGAACTACATTGTTTGATGAGTCTTTTCGTCTTACTTGTATTTTATTAAAAAGTTGACCAAAAGCAATAGTCATTCTTCTCATTGATTCGTTGTAAAAATATTTACCAAACATTAAAATGCTCCTTCATCTACATCGCCAAATGGATTTCTTTCAGTAAAGTCTAGTATATCATCAGCTGTTGAGGCCGTATCAAAACCAGCTTCACTATCTAAATCTATATTGTCAGCGTAAGTTGATTGTGTTTGAATAGCGTAATCTTCATTAATAAAGTAATTAACTTGACCATCAGCACTATCATTTTCTAATAGTAAAGCACCAGTAGCATCTGTGTTTTCTGATATTGTAACTGTAGGTGACAATCCAAGATAACTTGAACCATCGACTGTAATATTAATACTTGTTACGACACCATTGGTTAAGATCGCTGACGCTGACGCTGTAACTGCGCCACCTGGACTTGAAACTGTTACACTTGTAATCGATAATACATCTGTTATGGATGCTGGTGTAATAGAAGTTAATTGACCATTAGTTAAACCTGGTGATGAATCTGTATTTGTTTTTGTTGTACTATCAGTAGCTACATAGACAACTGTAATTGTAGGCGCTGAACTATAACCACGACCAGCGTTTGTAATTGTAAATGAACTTAAAGTATTTCCAGTTAAGTTTGCTGTTGCCGTTGCGTTAATAGTTGCTGATGGAGCTGATATAGTTAAAGTTGGAGCAGTTACATAACCCTCACCTCCTGATACAATTGGTATTGAAGCAATTTGATCTCCTGAAACAACAGGATTTCCTAATACAGCACCAAATGTTCCACTTTCTAATGATGTTTGATATTGCAATTGATCTGTAGAGTATTGAGTTTCAGCACTATCAATAGCATCAATACCTGTATCTAGTCTTTCGTTTGAGTATTCCCAACGAGTACATCTTAATTTGTAAACAGGTAAGTTTCCTAATTGAAAGAAAGGTTCCTGATCTTCTACAAATTGAATTTCAAAAAAACTATTCATTAAAGGCATATAAATTATATCGCCTTCATTTGGTCTCCCTTCAACAATCATTGTGTGAGCTGAATCAACTTGATCTTGCCATCTTCTTTTAGAGACCATAAAAGTTGTATCTTCTCTAATCTCTAAACCAAATTTACTAACCAACTCTTGTTGGCCAGCAAAACCCTCAGTTGTTTCCATATACATTTCAAGTAAATATGAATCATCAAATTTAGACAAAGAGTCTTCGCCTAAAATTAAATCTCTATTAACTAATGTTCTTGGAAGATAATAACAATCGTGTCCGTAGATTTTTAATCCTTCAATGATAAGGTCTTCGTGTAACCTTTTTTCATTATCATTTCCAATACCATTGCCGCCTTGAAAGTAGTGGTTAACAGCCATAGCATTATCCTATCATCATTGCAGGGTTTAATTCGAATGAACTTCGTATCTCTTGTTCTAGTTTTTCTATTTCTTGTAACGCTTCTTGGAATATTTGTTGACCGTTAAGTGTAACTCCACCAATCATTGTTACGCCATTAAATTTAGATAAATTTGCTCCCCATTGTTTTTTAAACAAAGCAGTAACATATCTTTTTAAATAGATGTCATTATAAACATCTGTATAAACTGTTGGATCTAATTTTCTATAAGCTTCTATTACTAGATACTCACCAACTTGTAAATCATTTGTCCAGTCCATATCAATGTATAGTCTGTTATCGTGTTGATTAAATCTAAGTGGTTTTTCACCTACTAAAATATGGTCTAAGAAATCTAAATGTCTTAATACAATATCATAATTGATTATTGATGTTGAAGAAAAATCGTAAAGGTCATTTAATCTTAATTGGTATCTTACGTCAAATAAATTTAAATTACCTTTATCTGAAAAAGGAAAAATATTAATTACAGATATTACAGACTCAGGAACAACGATAAAATTATTAGCTTCTTTCCAAGTTGTAGAAACAGAATTTTTAGTTATCGTTTCACTTGAATTGCCTGTAACTCTATCTTTATCTGCTTGAGTATATTGATATTTTAGATATGTTCTTCTAATAGCATCATAATGATACTGAGCAAAATATTGTAACGCTTCGTCTATTCTATCTTCTAGTTGGTCGTCATCTACGTTTATTTCAATGACAGGTTTCCCTAGTGTTCTTAAAGCGTATTGTTTTAATTGTTCTCTTGTAGCTGGTGTTGCCATTACTTAACCTTTTCTATGTTTACTACCACTATTTATAATAAAAATAGTGTGTTATCCAAGAGCAACGGCCTGAGCAATAGCAAATGCAGTAGAGGCTTTAGCGTCTAATTGTGATTGAATATTAGATGTTACCCCGTTTAAATACTGAAATTCTGTGTTAGAAATACTACCATCAGCGATAGAAGTCGCATTTAATCCAGTAATTGTGTTACTAGTACCACTAATTGTTTTGTTTGTTAATGTTTCTGTACCAGCTAAAGTAGCAAATGAACCATCTGATAAAGCACTATTAAATTCAGCTGTTGTTCCTGAAATAGTATTGTTTGTTAAACTAATTGTTTTATTAGTTAGTGTATCTGTAGAACCAGCCAATATGTATGACTGTAAATCAGAAATGTTTGACTCGGTAATTGTAATTGTGTTTGAAGCACTATTAATTGTTTTATTTGTTAAAGTATCTGTTGTATCTCTTAATACGATTGTACCTGTTGCGTTAGGTAAAGATATTGTTCTATCAGCTGTAGGATCAACGGTTGTTAAAGTAGTTTCATAAGCGTCAGCAGTAGCACCTTCAAAAACAAAAGCGTTTTGAATTTCTACTGTTGTTGAGTTTACAGTTGTTGTAGTACCATTAACAGTTAAATTTCCTGTAATTGTTGTATTACCTGTTACGGTAAGTCCTTCGTCAATCGTAATTAAAGTAGAATCAGATGATGATAAAGTTGTTCCTACAATTTGAATACCTGAACTTAATAATGCACTTGTTCCATTACCTAATAAAATAGAA